TTGCCTAAAAATCTCACTATGCATTATAAGGGTTGTTATGAGACGTCCTAAAAAATCTAAATATAAATCTGTTGTTATAAAAAAGAAGAGATATTACTTCTACAAAATCACGTGGTTGGATATTACCGGAGACAGCGGGCACGCAGATTTACATACAGCAGAAGGTTTTATGCCATCTGTTATGGTAACTCACGCATATTTACTTAATAAAGATAATAAGAACGTTAGAACCTTTGCAAGTTATGAAGTTAATGATGAATTATTTTCAGATCGCAATGTATTTCCAAAAGGATGTGTGATAAAAATGGAAAAGATAAATGAAAAATAAAATAGAACAACAACAAGCTGATTTAAATGAAAGCTACAAGCAATCATTAAGAAACAAAGCAGAGAGAAATCCTACATTGACAAAGAATATGCCTAATGTAAAATGGGATCAACTTCCACCGAGGAAGGGTCCAAACTCACAAGGAGTATTATATGGAAATAATAAAAAGATCGGCACTCAAACTAAAAGAATGGTATTGCCGAGCAAACGAAGCGACTAATCGGATTCAGGGTCTTGTTTTACTTCTGATGCTTTTAGTTTTGATTTACCAGGCGTAACATCTTTAATATCCTCATCATACATTTTATCTAATTTATCCTGTAATTCATCAGGTGATAATTTAGTTAAATCTACATTGGCGTTGATATTAACTTGCCTGTCAATATATAAACCTCCGACTTGGCCCCGATTCTTTTCGGCGGTCACAGCGGGGGAAAGCTGTTTTAATTTTCTTGCTTCATCACGAAGTCTTGCCATCTCTTGTAAATGACTTTGGTAATTGATCCCATACTTCTCTTGAGCTTCTTGTCTTAACTCTCTTATGTGAGCTGCTACTAATGGGTATACCTTTGGATTTCTTAATTCTGATGCTGATTGTCTTGGTCTAGTTTTATATCCTGCTTCAAAGGCACATTCTGCAGGGCTTTTTCTACCTGCTTCATACACCAATAGTGTAGCAAATTTAATTTGTTGTTCAGTTAATACCGGAGTTCTAGCCATAGTTGACTTTTATATGATGTACGATTATAAGTCAATAAGTGTACGATTTAACCGGACGATTTATGTACGATGTACGATGAAACCAGAGTCTAAATTTTGGAAATTAATTAAGAAGAATACACCTAAAATTCAGTGGACTAGACTAGAATCTTGGGCATCCTTTGGTGTACCAGATTTGTTGGGATACAATGATAAGTGTGGTTTTTTTATGGTTGAGCTTAAGGTTGCTACCGGTAATAAAATCAGCTTTAGTCCACATCAAAAGTTGTTTCACTTAACTCGTACAAAACGTAACTTTATACTCGTACAGATACCTTCCCTCAAATGTATAAAGCTGTATAAGAGCTCCTCGCTCCACGGTCTTCTGCTTGATCACCGCGAAACACCTTCCCTCGCAATCAACGATTGGGATCACATTCAGCGCTTGTTGCTCGAGTCCTCCTCGGATGCTTGATCGCTTGCTTGCTCGCTCCCCTGCTTGTCAGCTTGCTCGCTCGCTCGCTTGTCCGCTTGTTCCTTCAGGAACTGCTTGCGGATCTTGCGCAGCTCTTCGTAATATTTTGGATGTCTAAACACTTTCACTCTTTAGAATCATTCTAATGTGCAAGATATGCAACATTTTTTACTTTCTTATCCCAGCAAGCCCGGCAGCTCTTACACTCATTGCCCTGCTTTGGAGCGGGACAGGTTGCTTTTTTAGAATCAGAAACGACGGTTGAAGTATAATTGAACTTGCCCGCCGCTTCCTGGTCCACCATTGGCATTGAAAAAATTAATTTTAGATTTGACGGCGCGCGGTCTTGATAGTTAACTGTCCACGCTTCACGCGTCGGTAGCCAGTGATTAACATCCGGGGAACGTCTTGCAACTTCAAAAATTTTTGCAAGATGTTTCAGGTCCTGGATATCTCCGGAGTCGTGCCATCTAAAAAATTTAGTTTTTTTACTGTTAATTTGTAGCGCCATTGCTTTGACCCATAACGGGTGGCGTATTGCTTTTAATCTTTTATATTGCGCAGCCTGTACAACTTTAAAAACATAGCAGCCTTTTAATGCATAGCAGCCATAACACGTCGAGCCCTTAACCTTCTGCAGCTTGCCGCCGGTCTTGCATTCTTTAGCTGGTAAACCATAAGCGTGGCCCGGCATCTTAGAAGGCTTGCTTAAACTTCCTGTAATTTCTTTTGCTTTCTCACTTCTCATAAAATCCCATAATATATAATTTCTCTTGCTTGTCAACTTTTTTTTCTGCTTGTGAGCTCCGGGCCCACCCTCCCCCCCGGCTCGCGAGCTTGCGCTCGCGTTCCAGTTAGATTGGATAATGATCAGACACATCCCCGGACCTCAAGTTCTACGGGTCTAAGCCGTTAGCAAAGCGGCGGCCTCGTTAGTGTCTAATCCCAGGTCCACCGACGCTTATGCAAATTTGCGTGATCACCGCAGATGGTGGACCAGGGATTAGGCCGGAACTCTTAAGAGTTCCGGTCCATAAATTCTTTAACTTTTTTTTCTGCCTCTGCTTCCATTTCTGCATAAGATTTATGAAACCAAGGATCCCCCTTATCAGGACCGTCGGCAGTTATGCCTCCAAAGTATTTTTTTTCTAGCTTCTCAAGGTAGTCTTCATAAAGACCAATCTCAAGCGCTTCAATTAGATTGTGATCGCTCATATTTTGAAAGCTCCTCTATTGTTTTTTTTTGCTTCTCTTCTAGCTCTAAAACTTTAGTAGCCATAAGGTTCATATTCTCTTGCATAGAATTCATAATTTCTGCAAGCTTATTTAAACCATCTGCATTTTTATTAATCATATCTAAACTTTTTAGACTGACTTCGGTTAGTTGTTTTATCATTGTATTATCCTTTCTTTAATTAATATAGTTATAACATAATATCCCATAGTGTCAAATAAATAATTAATTTTTATTCAACCTATGCTTGTGCGCCGTGGGCCCACCCTCCCCTAGAATAAATAAAAATAAAGATTGACTTATTATTTTACTTGTAGTATAAAATCCCATAATAAAAGAAAGGATAACTAATGACAAAAGCAATGATGCAAAAATGGCAGCGCGACTGGTTCGTTAAAGAACTGGACCGAGACTATAACCCTTTAATTCAAGCTGCAGAATTAAAGATTAAATCACTTGAAGCAGAAGCAATAGAAATAGCTGAAAAAAATCTGGCAGATGATATAGGGGCAACACCCATTATTGAAGAGCTGCAGCAAGCTATTGAAACTGTAAAAAGTAAAATGAGTAAAGCGGCCAGGTTCTTTAGGACCTCCAAAGTAGCCAAGAAAAAAGATATTAATTATAAATTCCAAGAGAAGGAATTTAATTTAGATGGCTACGGTTCTAATAGAATAACGCCGGAGGATTGCTGGGAGCAGATAAGAGACTGGGCCGGTGATTTTGCACGGAAGCAAATTGAAAAAACTCCGGAAGGTAAAGCTTTAAAGATATTAGAGGACAATAAAAGAGTATCTTTAAAAGATATAATGGAGGCCGGAAGTCCAGCGGATTTAAAAGAGAAGCTACAAAGCAATCTTAAAAAAGATGGCTTGACTTGGACCAAGGACCAGAAAGCTTTACCACCGGCAACGGACCAAACAATTAATTAAATTAACGCTTGACTTATGTATGGGATTAATATAAAATCCCATACATAAAAGAAAGGATAATATGATTGATAAACTAAACATAGGCCAGAAGTTTATAATAACTTACAGGCCCAATACCCACAATGGTGAAGCTAGACCGAAGCTAAAAAATGGCAAGGATACTAGACAAATAACTAGACGCGCGCAATGGAATGATAAGTGTCTTATCAAACGCGACCAAGATAATAACATAAGATATATAACTTATTATGATTTAGACCAGCAAGGTTATAGATGCGCGGTTGGTAAAGTCTGGATCACTAGCGAGGTAGCATAATGACAGATAAGGTTAAGCAGTGGATCTATTATTATGATACCATTTATAAACGATCCCACAAAATAACTCTTCAATGTTTATTGACACAAATAAATAATAGAACTTTATTTTCTCAACGGACTAAAGTTTATTTTGCGACAATGAATTTATTAGAAGAGTTTAAAGAAAAATATAATAAACAGCAATGGAGGATGGATCAAAAGACTGTGGTTCAGGAATATTTTTTGAATAAATAAACACACAACATCTAGGGTATGGGATTAATCCCATACCCAATGCAAAAACTGCATAGCTCGAGAACTTTGGGCCCACCCACCCCGAGGGGTCCCAGCCAAAACCGATACAGGCTCGCGAACTAAGGGCCCACCCTCCCTCAGCCAGATAGGGATCCTAATACATCTACCTTTACAGT